GTCGGCTTACACGGTTTTGAGAAATAGTCAATCAAGGCTTTTCCGCGTTTGTCCTTTTGCTCCTCCAAGCCGAGTGCAACCGCCACCGCCGAAAGCGAAAGCGGAAGTCCGAGTTCAGACGCTTGTACCGCACTGCACCGCCACTGATTTACGGGCAAATTAATATTAAAATACTTACCGATACACGTTCTTTCAAAGTTCGCATTATACGCCGTTTTCAATATATTTTCGTCCGTCAGTGCGTTCATTACTTCTTTCGGCAATGCCTCACCTTGTGCAAGGTCAATTATTTTTACTTCTTCATCATCAAACGCATACGCAAATAACAAGATTTTAAAATCGGGGGCATTCGCATAAGCATATACCCCCGATTTAGTTAAATCAACACTTCCGTATGTTTCAATGTCGATACTGAGTGATTTCATTTTGTCACCTTTTAATTAAGAAAATCGTCGTCATCGTCATACAGTCCCGCAAAGTCGTCCTCCGCAGTGTTTCGTCCGCCTAAAGGCTCTCCGTCCCTTGTTTTCATCAAATTATTAAGACCGCACGCAATACCTTTATTGCCGTTGGAGTTAAAGGCGTAAAACGAAATTGACGCATGACCGTAACAACCGCTGTAAAATTCCGTCTTGTCGATTATCGGCTGACGTGACTTGTCCACAATACCCGGTGCGGTTTTGCAGTTTGCATTGACAAAATAGCTGTTTGCATAGTTTTCGTCGTCCTCTCTGTCAGTATCACCGTCACGCAACGGCAACTTTAAATTTGCGGGAATTTTACCGCCGAACTTCGCAATGCCCTCTTGCTTTGCCGCCTCGATTGCGTTGTTTATAGCCTTGATTGTCTTTGTGTCGCTTTTCGGAATGATGATACTTACCGAATACTTTTCGTCACCGCCGTTGATTGATGACGGCTCCCAAACGTGTGCATAACTGAATCTTACTTCTCCTGTGATTACCTGTGTCTTTCTTTTTTCCATTGTTATTTCTCCTTTACTTTATATCTTTAAAATCTTCTGCCGCTTTCTCTGCCGAATTCCATTCGGGACGTTTGTCCTCCGAACGTACAAGCGTCGGCTTTCCTTGCGGTTTTATTACATATTCTCCGAGCAGTTCGTTAAATCTTGCTCTGCCTAAAAGTGCTCCCATTTGGGTGATGTTGAGTATTTCTTTCTTATATATGTTCTTTTCGTCATAACCGGCTTTAATTAATACATCGGCGATTTTGCTGTCGTCCTCCGCATATTTGCGGTTACTTCTTCCCTCAACCACTTTAAATCCCGGATACTTAACGCCGTTATTAAGTGCCTGTTCCAAAGCATAGTCCTTTACGAGTTTCGACCACTTCGCAAGGTTTTCCGCTTGGTCTATTACCTCCGCAATTTCATCTTCGGTAAGTTCCAAAGGCGGTTTGAAAACCATTGCCGCAAGCCTGTTTTTCTCCTCCGCATACGCACGGCATACGGCTCTTGCTTTGCAAAATCCGTCATCGCAATGACGTCCCGCTATACAGTCACCGTCACCGCTGTTCGCAAGTACGGCTTTAGGCTTTAAATCTTCGCCCCACTTAATGAGTTCACCGCGTGTAAGCGTTTCCGTATCAATGTTATCAAGTCGTGGTTGGAATATCGTTAAATTGACCTTATGTATGTCGTATAGGTAGTCGTATTCGCTCAATGCTCCTAAGCCATATATCCGCAGTTGACTGTTCTTGTCTGCCGATACTTTGACACCTTGTCCGTATTTTAGGTCTATTATCTCGATTATTCCACCGCCGATAATAACGGTGTCGCCTGTACCGAATCCGTCGGGTACCCATTCCGAAAAATCTAAACGGCGTTCAAGATGTATTTGTGCGTCCTTGCATTGACTTTTAATCGCATTGTATCGCTCCAATACAAAATCACGATAACTGTCCGTGTATTCTTCCATATCTTCTGTTATGTCAAGCGAACGTATCATCTTATGATACTGCACGCGTGTTATGTGGTTTAAAGCTAATTTCAGCTTTGCCTCACCCAATGAATGTGCGGTAGTTCCCTCTTTTGCATATTCACTGCTTTCGTCGGGGAATTTACTTTCCATTGCGATTGACGCAGGGCAGTTTATCCACTTCTTTGACCCCGACGCTGAAAGTTTTGCGTGTTCTTCCGGCATTACTTCACATCTCCTATTCTTGTCATCGCCTCTGCGTATCGCTCAGGCGGTATTTCCGTTACTTTGCCGTAACCCATTTCTTGAAGCAGTCCCTTGGCCTTATCTCTGCCCTGCGACTTCGCATATTCACCGAATGCCTTGCGTACTTCCTCTATTGTGTATTCCACTTCGGCGGTATTATCCTCTGTCGGCGTATCGTCTGACGTCTGTTCCTCTCTTACAACGTTCGCCGATTTCTCAACTTCCGCCTTTGTCATCTCCACAGGTCCCGTCTTTTTGTTGAGTACCGAACATAATCCGTACATTCGGTCGAATACTTCCTTGTTACCCTCAAAATCTTTCTGTTCAAGCCTAATTACAATTTGCATTGATTTTTATTCCTTTCTGTGGTATAATGTTGACATAGATTAATAATCTATGTGTTTTTGTTATTTGACCGTTATTGAGTTGCCGCTCTGACGGTCATTTTTATTGCGACTAAGTATCATCGCATTTACGAAAACACCTACCAAATGCTTTTCATTCGGTGTTAAATCGCTATACAATTTCAGTATTTCCGCCGTTTTCTCATCTGCCACACTTCTCACCTCCTAATTCTGATATTTTATAGGTTGTCTGTATGCTAAAACTATTCCCCAAGATAATCCGTAACTGTACGGATACTGCAATACCTCTTTGAATAGGTCATACCACGCTTTTTCCTTTTCGTATGCGTCGGCTTCTTCTTCCGTAAGTCCATCGCGTTCATCGTCGCATACTGCGTCATCATCATCTATGCACGCCCAATCATCGTCGATACAGGCGAAGTCGTCATCACGACAAGCAAAGTCCTCGTCTATGCACGCCCAATCGTCAAATTCGTATTTCGTCATAGCCGTTTAATTATCTCCACTGATAATCTTCGCAACACTCATTTCAAGCGGGTGCTTTGACTTGATACGATTTGTTATGCCGTATCCTTTTGCTATGTATGCCTTAACCGACTTGTTGTCATCGGCGTTTAAAAC